GGTAGATATAATGAAGAGTATATTAAAAAGAACCGCGCTTTTGGCGAACTAGGTCACCCAGATAGTCCATCTATTAATTTAGATCGAGTATGTATGATGATCAAATCACTTAAAGAAGATGGTGATAACTGGGTTGGTCGTGCTAAGATTATGGATACACCGTACGGTAAGATTGTTAAATCTCTTATTGATGAAGGCGCTCAACTAGGTGTTTCATCTAGAGGTATGGGCTCTCTTATTACTAGAGAAGGCGTATCAATGGTTCAAAATGATTTTACTTTAGCTACAGCTGCGGATATTGTTGCAGATCCTTCAGCTCCTAATGCATTTGTTGAAGGTATTATGGAAGGTAAAGAGTGGGTTTTGGTCGATGGAAAATTTGTGGAACAGGATATGACGGAAGCACAGCGTATTATACGTGCTACATCATCTAAACGCTTGGAAGAGCAAAAACTTAAGTTATTTATGAATTTTCTACAGAAAATCAAGTAAATATAAATAATAAATAAATTATCTTATTAAGATATTAATTAGGAGATTAAGATGTCGATCGAAAGAAAAATTGCAGAACTTCTTGCAGAATCTAGAGAAGCTGAACAAGTTGAAGAAGGTTTTGAAGAAGATGAATATGTAACAGAAGATGAAGATACTATTGAAGAAGCTAACGCTGTTCTTAAAGGTGCTTCAGCTCAAGAAAAAAATAATTTAACTGGTGCACCGTCATCAGATAATACTGATAATGATCGTAATAACAATATGCAACAAGATGCTACTTTCAAAAGCATGTCAAAGAAACCTAATAAAGTTATTGACGACGCAGAAGATGGCGACCAAAATATTGTTACTACTGGTGCTACAAGCGTTAGAGCGCCAAAAGTTAAATCTACACCAGCATCAACTGTTAATGTAAAAGAAGATGTTGCTGCTTTAGTAAATGGTGAAGATTTATCAGAAGAATTTAAAGCAAAAGCAGCTACAATTTTTGAAGCAGCTATTGTTAATAGAGTGAAAGAAGAACTTTCACGTCTAGAAGAAGAATTCGATGCTAAGCTTGAAGAAGCTGCAGCACAGAATCAAGAGGGTCTTGTTGAAAAAGTTGATGGATATCTCAATTATGTTGTTGAGACGTGGATTGCACAAAATGAAATTGCCCTTGAACGTGGTATGAAGTCTGAAATTCTAGAAAACTTTGTTTCTGGTCTAAAAGGCCTATTCGAAGAAAATTATATCGATATTCCAGAGGAAAAATTCGATGTATTAGCTGAGATGGAAACACAAGTAGAAGAACTTCAAAGTAAATTAGACGAACAACTTGCAGCTAATGTAGAGATGAATAAATTAATCTCAGAACAAAAGCGTGAAGTTTTAGTTAAAGAAGCATGTGTTGGTTTAACTGATACTGAAGTTGATAAGTTTACTAATCTAGTAGAAGAATTAAGCTACGAAGATGAAGATACTTTTGCAAATAAAGTTCAGACTATCCGTGAAAATTATTTCACAAACAAGGCAACAACTAAAGTTGTTGGTTCCGTAGTGACTGATGAGCCGGTTTCTCTTACTGAGGAAAAGTATACTACTCCTCAAATGAAGAGTTATATGAATGCTCTCAACAGCTTAAAATAAACAAAGGAAATTAAAATGACTACACGTCAAGATTTAGTAACAAAATGGGCAAGTATCCTTGAACACGATTCATTGCCAGAAATTAAAGACAACTATCGTAAACAAGTAACTGCTCAATTATTGGAAAACCAAGAAATTGAAATGCAAAGAGGCCAAGAGGCTTTGTTCGAAACTGCACCTTCAAACAGTACTGGTGGTAATATTGGTACAGTTGGTGGCGGTACAACTGGTGGTGTAGCTGGTTTTGATCCAGTTCTAATCAGCTTGGTACGTCGTGCTATGCCACAAATGATTGCTTATGACATTTGCGGTGTACAACCAATGACTCAACCTACTGGTTTGATCTTCGCTATGAAGAGCAAATATAGTTCACAAGGTGGTGTTGAAGCATTGTTTAACGAAGCTAACTCAGCATTCTCTGGTGGTATTGGTGCTACTGGTGCTACTGGTGCTTGGGGTGCTACAGGTTCTTACAATGCAACTAACCCAGCTCCAACTGGTGCTACAGGTTCTTACACTGCTGCTGGTGGTACTACAACATCACAAGCAGAAAACTTAGGTGGTGGTAATGCATTTAATGAAATGGCTTTCTCAATTGAGAAAACTTCAGTAGTTGCTAAAACACGTGCTTTGAAAGCTGAATACTCAGTTGAATTAGCTCAAGACTTAAAATCAGTACACGGTCTTGATGCTGAAGGTGAATTGTCTACAATTCTTTCAACAGAAATTCTTGCTGAAATTAACCGTGAAGTTATCCGTACTATCTACGTATCAGCTAAAGTTGGTGCTCAAGTTGGTACAGCTACTGCAGGTACATTCGACTTGGATGTTGACTCAAATGGTCGTTGGTCAGTTGAAAAATTCAAAGGTTTAATGTTCCAAATCGAACGTGAAGCCAATGCAATTGCTCAACAAACACGTCGTGGTCGTGGTAACTTCATCCTTTGCTCTTCAGATGTTGCATCTGCATTAGCAATGGCTGGTGTTTTAGATTACGCTCCTGCATTATCTACTGGTTTGAATGTTGATGAAGCTTCAACTACATTTGCTGGTGTATTGAATGGTAAATATAAAGTTTATGTTGATCCATATTCAGCTAACCAAGCATCTACACAGTTCTTCACTGTAGGTTACAAAGGCACTTCAGCATTTGATGCTGGTATTTTCTATTGCCCTTACGTACCTCTACAATTAGTTCGTGCTGTTGATCCTAACACATTCCAACC